AACTCGGGCGCCGGCTGGCTCCAAGGCGATCGTCCTCAAGCGAGTAGGGCCACGGTCCGGCAAGCTCGACAACAGAGCAACGCGAGGGCCCGGCCGAGTCAGGCGGGGTCTAACTAGACACTAGCGCATGCCGCGGTCGTCGTCCCTCGGCCGCGTTAGGAGCGCCAGTACGACTAGAACTAGGCGAACGCTAGACCCAAGACGGAATGACCTGCAAATCGAAAGGGTGGAAGCGACTTAGGTCGCTGATCATCATCGAAGTTCCGGGCTCAGGAGTGGTAACGCCGCGGCGTCGCACGATGGTTTCATCGTGACGGCGGCCCGGCCGTTGGTGAACCCAGGTCCGATCGCGCCAGGTTTCGCTCGGTGCGCTCGCCTGCCTGGCTCCTTTTCTGCCGAGGTTGCGCTCCATCCACGGCACCACCGCCGGGCCCTTCGACGATGGCAGAGGGTCCGGCGAAGGCGAGTAGAACGTCGGCCGCCGCGGCGCTGTCATCGCCATTGACCGCCTCCGCGATCTGCGCTAGAGACCGCTGCGCCTCGCCGAGCGAGATGCCAAGCTTGAGGCGCGCCTGTGGCGTCAGGCCGATGCGGTCCTCGAGCTGGCGAATCTCCGAGTCGAAGGACGCAAGCTGCGCGTAGAGCGGGTTGGCCCGCGGCTGCCCGCGTGCGCCCGGCACCAGGCGCGCCTTGCGGATTCCACGCATCATCCGTTCGCGTTCGTCGCGCAGGCCGAACAATCGGCGCACCGCCGGCTCGTCCGTGACTGGTAGGAGAGCGCTAGAGAGCGGGCTCGTCCAGAACCCTTGCCATTCGGCCTTCGACTCGGCCAGCCAGTCGGCTGGCGGGTCCGGCACTCGCAGCGTCGACGGCACGATCCCGACCAGACCCAGGTCTCGGCGTTCGGTGTTCTGGCGGAGCGGCTTGGGTTTGGGCAATCTCGGCATGCTGAACATTCACCTCGGCGTTTTCCGGCATGCGTGCTTTTTCAACTGAGAGTCCTACCGGGTTCACGATGGCTGGCGCCACGGACCCGCCGCAGAAGCGCCCCACAAAAATCGGGGATCATGGTTGGCGGTTCCCCCGTCCGTAGTTGCAGTGCTTGCACGCCGGAACCAAGTCGTCCAGCGTGCCACCCCGACTCCACGGCACCAGGTAGTCGGCCGTGTCTGCTGGCCGGCCGCACCAGTGGCACGGCTGCCCGAGCAGCTCGCGTCTGCGTCGCTGAAACTCCGCCCCATGCCCGCGCTGCGCTCGTGGCACGCCCCGGTGATTGCGCGTGGAGGACGGAGCACGCGACGGGTCGCAGCCCCGACAGCGCGAGTCCGTCGTGGGCACCCCGCAGGACAGACACGGACGCAGCAGTCTCATCCACGCTTCGCCCCAATGCTCTCGCCGTGCATGTCCTCGATGTGCTCGCGCATCGCCTCGTCGATCTCGGCCCGCGCGGTCTCCGCCGCCCCGCGATCGAGGAACGCGAGGGCGGCTTGCCAGTGGCCCGCTGCGGCCTTGGCGAGATAGCCCACGGCCCGTGCCCGCGCCTCGGCCTCGGCCCGCTCGACGGCGGCGGAGAACTCCGGGAAGGCCAGCCACTCATGGAGGGTGTCGCGGTTGATGCCAGCCACCAAGGCCGCATCCGTGCGCGTGTTGCCCACCCGCAGAGCGTTGAGGATCTTCTGTTCGACTTCGGGGCTGCGCTTGGTCGGTCTAGCCAAGCTGCACCGCCTTTCCGCCGGTGAAGTCTTCCCAGCGCTTGACGGCGACCGCGACATAGCGGGGGTCGATCTCCATTGCGTAGCAGCGCCGACGGAGGCGTTCTGCGGCGATGATCGTCGTGCCCGAGCCCAGGAAGGGGTCGTAGACGTAGCCTGTGTGGTTGGCGATGGGGATCTCGTAGAGAACCGCCGGCTTCTGGGCCGGATGGTCGTACTTCTCCTCGGTCGAGCCACCCATCAGCATCTTGGGGGAGGGTGCCCGCCAGATCGTGCTCTGGGTGCGGTCGGTGCCCACGAAGAGGTTCGGTACTCCAGGACGTCTCACCGCCCAGCAGGGCTCGTGGCCCCAGTGATACCAGGACCGGCCCATGGCGAAGATGCCCTTGTCCCAGATGATCTGGGAGACGATCTCGAAGCCGATCCGCTCGAGTCCCAACGCCACCTCCGCGGCATGAACGCCGGCGTGCCAGACGTAGCCGACCTGGAGCGATGGGACCAGAGCGAACGCCTCGGACCAGTCCACACGGGTGTCGCCGCTGAGCGTGGTGTTGCGATGCCCCGTGGTGCGCCCGTGGCGCCGCGTGGGCGCAACCGTGGCGTCGTCTAGGGGGGATTGGCCATCTGCGCCACTTCGCATCATGTATGGCCGCTCGGCCGGACCCAGGCCGTTGTAAACGCCGTCGCGCCAAGTCGGGTCCAGCCCCACACCGTATGGCGGATCGGTCGCCAGGAGCGCCGGCGCCGCGCCATCGAGAAGGCGGGCCACGTCAGCCGGGCTCGTCGCATCCCCGCACAGCAGCCGGTGATCCCCGAGCTCGAACAGCTCACCCGCCTTGATCGTCGTCTCCGCCAGCGGTGGTACGTCGTCGGGATCGGTCAGCCCGACCTTTGGCTCCGGCGTGGCGAGGCTATCGAGCAGCGCCTGCAATCCCGGGTCGTTGGCGTTCAGCTCCGCGAGCAACTCATCGAGCCGTACCGAGTCCGCCTGAGCCATCGCGCCGATGGGATCGAGGGTGGCGAGGACCAGCCGCTCCTCTTCGTCGCTCAACTCGACGTACAGCACCGGGACGGTCGGAGCGCCGGCGGAGATCGCCTCCTCAATTCGGGCGTGGCCGTCTACGACGTGGCCAGTCTTCCGGTTGACGAGGATCTGCTGGACCCAGCCAACCTCGGAGAGCGAGCCGCGCAGGGCATCGCGCTGGTCACCCGGATGCGTGCGCCAGTTCCGGGGGTTGGCGAGGAGCTGGTCCGGTGGCTCCTCACCCGAGCCGACGATCCGGTTGCGCCAGGGGATTGCGGTGGTGGCTGCGTGGTCAGGCGATCTCACGGACCGCCTCCTCCATGGAGGCGGGGACCACTATCAGGGGCGTGGGACTTGGATGCTCAAGTCCTCTCGCCCCGACCACTTACGGGTGAATCAAACTCAGCCGGCAGCACCGCCGCAAGCCCATGACGGACCGCGTGCGCGCTGAGGTAGACCGTCGCCTCGCGCAATCCCAACACGTCGACGCGATCGAACAACGCTGACGCCAGCATCGCGCGACCCTGACCCCCCTTTGCCTCGGCCCAAGTCTTGGGAAGCTCGCGGAGATACCGCACCGCTACGTCGGCCGGCACAGGTGCCGCCGGCTTGGGGGCCTGCAGCGCGGACTGGTCGCGATCCAGCGCTGCCATTGCCTCGGCCAGCCTGGCCGTGTCGCGGTCCCGCACGTAATGCTCTAGGGCCTTCTGACGAGCCCTGGCTACTCGGTCCAGCTCAGCCTGGCTCGGGCCTGGCGAGGTCCCAGCGTCGCAGTTGACCACCGTCGCCAGCTGGGCCTCGTCCAGGGTCACGTGGCCCAGCAACCCGTCCACGATGGACTCGTAGGTGTCCATGGCGTAGGCGTGACCGTTGGTCCGGCCTCGGCGCGGCTTCGAGCTCGGCGCAGCCTCCACGAAAGCCTGGCAAGGCTGGCGGTGACGATAGTAGCCGGTGTCGCCCGTGAGGCGGCGGCCACAGGCCGCACAGTGGAGCTGGGCGAATGCGTACGGCCGGCGCGGGTCCGCTTGGCGGCCAGCGTTCGTCGCCCGCTGGGCCCGGCTCGCTGCGGCCGCGTTCCATGCGGACTGGGGCACGATTGCCGGCCAGTGAGCTGGGCTCCCGTCCCGCAGCCGACCCACATACAGGGGCGAGGTCAGGATGCCTAGGACCGTGAACAGGCCCAGCCCGGTCTGGGCCGCCACCTCCCGGTCTGGACTGCCGGCGGCCGAAAGCTCGAAGACGCGGCGCACTGTGGCCAGCTTGCCTGGGTCCGGCTCCAACAGCTTGGCCTCGTCGCGGCGAAATCCGAACGGCGGGTGGCCTCCTGGATCACTCTGCTTGGCGAGTTTCGAGGCGTAGCCCTCCCTGATCCGCCGAGATAGACGCCGGCTGTAGCGCTCCGCGTCCTTGGCCTCGTCCACGAGCTGGTCCCAGTGGCGCTCGTTGCTGGACAGGATCTCTTCGTCGGCGAAATATACCGCCACGCCCGCTGGATGCAGCGTGTCTTCGAGCAGCTCCAGGGTCCTTCGCAGGTTCCGCTGCCATCGGGATACGTAACCGACCAGCAGCACCTCAAACTCGCCGCGGCTAGCCGCCGCCATCATCGCCACCATCTCGGGCGACCGATAGACCGTGCGGCCCGAGTGCGCGGCCCGCCACTCTAGCCCGCTGTCCACCAAGCGGAGCGAACGGATGGCCTCATTCTGCAGCTCGCGCTGGGCCTCGGGACCGTAGCGATCAAACTGGCCAGGCGTGCTCTCGCGGATCCAGCGAGCCGCTCGCTTTCCCCTCAAGTCCTCAACCGTTCCGGCCAGCCGCCTCATACCGACTTACCCTCCACGACCCGGAGCCGTTGCCTCTTCCCAGCCTTCTGCGCGAGCTCACGATCGTACCGGTCTCGCACGAGCTGGGCCAGGGCGACGACAAGAGGGTCCATACCACTAGTCTCGCTCGCGTGAGCCGCAAGATCCAGTCCGCATGGACGAACCACAGCGATCCGAATCAGCGACCGGCTCACGGCGGGTCGCTGGAGTTCATCGCCGCGGACCGCGCGGTAAGGAGCCGCCGCTCCCCCTCAGTCAATCGCTCCTCGCCACTGCGAAGCAGATGATTGAGCCAATCCGCGCCGAACGCGAAGTACAGAAGCGCGAGCGTCGGAGCGACCTGCCTCTCCACCCAGGCTCCCCGTTTCTCCAGCGAGTCCACCCTGATTGGCCCGCTGAGAGGGACCCGGCCTGCATCCGCCACGATCGCCTCCCACCAGTCGAGGAGAGGAGCCCGATCGCCTCGCTCCTGGCCCGTCCGGTCGCGGAAGTCGATAAGGCCGCGGATACAGGCCAGCACATGACTGCCCAGCCTGTCACCAGCCGCGACCGCGCCAGCCACGAACCGCCCTGCGTGCCCGCCACGGACCTGGAGCTCCCAACGCACGCCCGCACCACTCCGGCCCGACTCGGCCTCCTTGTCGTACACGCGGATCATGGCCGCGGACTTCGGCGAGCCCAGGTACGTCGTCGCCGGGGCTCGGTCCGCTCCGGTGTCCCGGCCGATTGGTACCAGGTCGCTGATCCCACGGCCTCTCCGGATATGCGTGAGGGCGTCACGTCGCCGGAATGCCTCGGCCACCATGCCAGGCTCCGCGTGCCGCGACCGATCGTCGTAGTAACCGTCCGCTCGTGACATCCGCGCTCCAGCACTCCGCAGGTCGGCAGCCAGCCCTAGGCTCGCCGCGCCCCCGAGCTCGTCGAGCGCCGACTGGCGGATCTCGAAGTACGTCTCCACGACGTCTGGGCGGTTGCGCGGCTCCCACGCTGCCAGCGCGTTCGGCCCAATCGTGACCGACACCGTGTACCAGCGGGTTCCTCCGGCCCGACCCTCCGGCTCCGACCCGATCGCCTTGGCGAGAAGAGCCACGATCTCCTTCGAATCGGCCTTCTTGACCGTCCCTTGGAGCCAGCCAAGCCCGACTCCTGTCATTTCCACCCCCGTGTTACCCACCGGGGGTGGCGCCGTAGACGTCGATTGAAGGCATCCCGGCTCTACAGCAGGCACAGCGCCCCGGCGACGCGGTCGCCCGGTGCGCTGTGCCAGTGTTAGAGTCGCCATGCAGTCTTCCTTCCGGCTGTGCCCGCGACCGCCGATACGACCCCTGGTCGCTTCCACCAGCTCCCCCAGGGGTCGATCGGGGAGCTGTCGCCCGGAACACTAGGAAGGCTCACCGTCCCGAAAGTGCAGGCGATTCCCACGTCAGTACGCCGCGGCGAACCACCCATCTACCGCGAGCTTGCCGAGGCAGCCCATGCGGCCGGCTTCCCGAAAGTCAGCGCCAGCCAGGTGCACGAGTGGGTCGTTGATGGCCTACTCCCGCCCACGGCCGATCAGCGCTCACACGGTCGCCACGGCTTCGTCTCAGAACGGCGCGAAGCCGTCGCTGAGCAACTGCTGGCCCTCTGCCGGCACCGGACCCAAACCAAGTCGCGGGACCGGCTCGCGATGCTGCTATGGCTCGACGGCTGGCCTATCCCGACCGATCGCCTCCGTCGCGCGGTACTCCGCCGTTGGCCGGACCCGGCGCGGGTTCCAATCGACCTGAGAACCGAGCGCGGCCTGGACGTCCTCGACCGGTTCGCGCGCAACTTCGGTCCGGCCATCCTCCGCGACGCCGGTCTGGTCGGCCTTCGCAGCGACGACGCGGCAAACGCCACCTACGATGCCGTGGGCGTGGCCGTCGGCGCGTTCGGAATCGACGACGAGGCAGCCGCACAGCTCCAGAAGATCCTCGCCATTGACCCGGCCCTGACCCAGACTCGCCCGGACCCCCGCTCCCCTGACGTTAGCGGCCTGCTGGTTCGCTGCCGCCGGCTAGTTCAAGAAGCCTCCGCGGACGACCTCGAGACGGCTCGACCACGCGCCCGCCGACTGGCGATCGAGCTTCCCCTCCTCGGGCGCGCCGTCGGCCTCACGACCCGCCGCGACCTCGGCGGCCTACGGCTCCTGATCAGCGGGTTTGTCACACCGGAGATGGCCGTTGGCTTGGCGCTCTTCTACGCCAGCACCGAACTAGGCCCCCGGCTCGATCGACTGCTGCCTGCGCCGCCACTTCCGCAGCCGTAACCCGGGTCGAGTCGGTCCAGTTATGGCGGCTGCGCCAGACCGGCGCCGCCGCCAACGGCCGATGGTGGCTGTCAATCTCCGTCCGTCAAGGGTCCGCGGCCCGCCGGTTCCACCGGCCCCGGCCGCCCGCCTGCGGCGGCCCTTGACGGGCTATGTCCCCCAGTTGA